CTATATCTTCCCGGCGCTCACCGCGTCCTCGAAACTGTAAAACCGTGTCCCGTCCCACTTCATGCCGATTCCATATGATTCGAGCCCACCACTGCAATCAACGTAGGAGTCGCACATCCCATCGGCTACACACTGTGCGGCGAATGCTTCGTCAGCCTCGATTGTGTTGATACAGATATCAGCCTTAATCAACGCTATGGTCATGCGCTTACCTCCCATCCAATAGAGATAAATCCCGAATATCCTACACCCGTCCCACCAGTGCCTCTATTTGCGACCGCTGCTGTAGCCCGGATAGGAAACGGCATTGGGCTATTACTAACGGAAAATACGCTATCACATCTTGATATCCCACCAAACATCCCGTCTCTGGGGTCGCATACAGAACACCTAGCGCAGGTATTAACCGAGCCACTCGTCCCCACATCTTTATCCGTTCCACAAGCCCCCCACTGGGGCGAGCCACCAGGTGCTCCACCGGGGCCTCCGCCGTATGCGAATAATAAAGCCCCAAAAGAAGACGTTCCCCCAGCGCCCCCGGCAGTGCTAGAAGAGCCTGCAGACCCTCCAGCTCCGATAGTCAACGTGTACGTAGTCCCCGGGACCACAGGGATCCTGCGCCTAACTACAGCGCCTCCACCACCGCTATAACCGGAGGAACCTCCACCACCGCCTCCCACGCAAAGGGCTTCGACAGAATAAACTCCATCCGGGCATGTCCACGAACCCGAGGAAGTAAACTCTTGTATTTTTTTTATCATGCTGCCTCCCCCCGGATAATAGGTAGATCCATCGCCGAGTATCCAATATTCGCGGCCACTGCTATCGATACCACGTTCAGTTATGCCCATGCCCGCATCTACGAACACGTCCCCCGCATTTCCAAACCCCGTCAGGGTCGCTATTTTCGTTGCACAAAGATAACTTGAGGAAGTTGCAAGTAGGAGTATGGGTTGGCCAGTAATGGCCAAGAAAACCTCATATGCGGCAACAGTTGATGTATATGCAGAGGATGCAAGGCTCCACGCACCGGCTGTCGATCGGTGAATGCGATAGAGGCTCCCTCCACGCAGAACAAAACCATCCACGCTATCATCAGGCCAGTAGACCAATTTGAATGGAACCTCTCCGACTGGAGTACTCCCGATTACCAGAGACAAAACATTGCTCCATGCACCAATGGAGACTGCGTTATTTACTGCATCAATCGATATCGCAGTGACAGACAGTTGCTCGGTTCCGCTCGTTGTGTTGTAGAACTCGGCATATAGATATGCTGCGCCATCGTTATCAATTACGATGATAGGATAGATATAAGCGCCAGCACTTTCAGGAGACGAAGAGATGGTGGCGAAACTACCCCACACTCCAGCCACGTTCCGCCTCCGCCCCGCGAGAACCATATCGCTAGAGGATGGATACATAGCCACCTGCAGAACGGTCCCGTCATTAAGCCCCCTCGTGGTTAATCGATAGCCCGAGAACGGAAATGCTCCCAGGTCACTCTCTGCGGACCAAACCCCGTTCGTGGCTTGAACTGTCTCGTAAACGTGCGAATCGCTGGAGCCGTGCTTGGTATACGCGATGAGGAGCGATCCATCCGCAAAGGCACATCCATACATAACCTCGATAAGTCCAGCAGCTGGATGTGTACTTTCCGTGTAAATGGTCGTAGAGGGGGTGCCATCATCAGATAGCACTTGATATACGAGGTCGTACTTTATGGATGAGTCGGGTTCGACAGTCGCCAAGCCATAGTACATTCGACACTGGTTATCTCTCACTATTATGAATTTCTCGTTTGTAGGAATCTTGTTATATTGGGTGAGAGCGGCGGCCGCAACGGCTATCGTGGGAGAAAATTTTATTTTTGTCTGTATTTTTGAACTCTGGAAACAATTTCGGTTTGGGCTATATCGTAAACGGGCCACTTCTTCGAAAGTCGCAGACCGCCGCGCTACAAGAGATTGCCCCTGGTGGTCAAGGCAAAAATCTCCTTCTGCAGATCGTAAAACGGAGTCAAATAACTTTATTGATTGGAGTTTGTCGCGGGAGAATGTTTGATAGATGGCATTAGCTAGATCGATCATCGTCCGTGGGGTAACATTGTCATTACAAAGGGCGGCTGAGATGATAACTCGTGCAGCCAACTCATCGATAAATCCATCGCTAGCCACAATAGACCGAACTATCGCACGAGCCGCAGCCAGAGTGGATCCTTGTGCAGTCGCCCACGCGAGCATGTCCAGATTCGACTTGGCGCGGGCATCATCATAATATGACCAATCACTCGTCGCCTCTGCAAATGCAGATCCTGTGTAGTAACGGATGACGCCGCCCCCGTCGGCCGGCGTGTTGCTGTCGAAATAGTAGTCATCTACCTGTACAGTCGAAGTTGGCGCCGTCGAGCGAGAGCCATGATACGCAGGGGCTGTCGAGGCATCTGGGGTGACAGAACATAGAGCCTCTGCATACTTGTCAGTCGTACCACCAGCAGCGAATAGCCGGATCCGTACTGACGCTACATAATAGGTGACGTCCTCAATAGTGACGGTGGCAGGGATTTCACACTCGCATGATGTTTCGTCTGCCGCTGATGTGTATTGGTCAACAAACGTCTTGCCATCTGGGGAAATGGATACGACAAATCGGCCTTTATACGCGCCGCCGCTAGAAAACGCAGCAATAGCTGCTATCTTTGATGGAGTCAATAGACCAGCGCGGTTTCGGCTCACCGCCGAGGTCGATATCGACATGGAGACCGATCCGACCTCGAGGGCTTTTTGCGCAAGGACCCCAGGGTCGGTTGTTTTTGGTCCATCGATGACGGCCATGTATTTTGCCGTGGGATCAATAGTGACCGGCCGAAGGGAGACAACCTTGTAGGAGTAAATCTCGGTGTCAGGATCATACGATCGCTTTATGACTAACACGACGCCAGAGAATCCAGCGTAGGGATCTATCAGCGTTCCGATTGTTCCCAGCGCTATCTTGCTTTCGCTATTGAAGGTTGACCGCCAGCATGCGATGCCATATTGATCAGCCAGCGCGCAGGCCAGCCGTGATGCGTGCGTCTCATCGTGGAGGTACTCAGCCGTATAGCTGGTAGTCTTTCGAGGCGAGTTTATCGTGTTTTTACAAACGGAATTCTCGGCCCCTCGATAAATGACATCGCCATAAACTAGGCAGTAGTAAAGATCAAGCGTGGCCGCTGTGGGATTGCTGTATGCAATCCGGCAGGTTTTATTCTTGAAAATTGGTGTGATGGCTTCAACTATTCCCGTATCAAACTTTGCATCTATATAATGGTTTTTGGTGAGAACAATTTGAGTGAAATCCTTGTTCTTGGATGTTGTCAGACCATCGCTGCTCACCTTTGTCGATAGAGCGGTATCCTCATAGTCAAACCAGGTTGCTTCAACATTGGCTTCTTCCGGCCAAAGGAGTCCAGCCTCAATAGGATAGCCAGCAAAGGAGCCATCATCTTTATAGTCAAGATAAGGTTTTGCAAGGAAGCATTTTGATTTTGATTTCAATGCATACCATATCACTTCGACGCCATCTGCTTCACGATCGACGCGCTCCGTCTTGAGCCCCGTCATTATGATTTCCTCGTTTAGGTCAATCGTTGACACTGGGCTCTCTATCAACCACGACGCGATTTCAAAGTGATCGATATTCCATCGGAGAACAAGGCCGTATTGATACAAAAGGGAATCGAGGACATCCACAACCTTGGAACCGGTATCCGGCGAGAAGCCTGACAGGACTGTCTCTTCATAGATAGAGGGGACGAAGAGGTCGCCCGAGATGCCGCAAAGGGCAAGGAGCTTATGCGTGATTGATATTGACTCCTGATACGAGCAGACAGCGTGGTTCTCCCACGCTACGGCATCATCATCAGTGATCTCATGCTCTAGCCAGTCCGAGTAATCGAGGACCTCAAACGTGAAGTCCGAGAGATCCGCGGATCCATCGAGGGCGATGCCGTTTGATGTCCACGAATCCGTAGGTGGGACCCGCCCCTTGAAGACAAGCGTCCCATCGCAGAGGATTCGCACGATCGTATCCCCTGAGGACGCAGCATGGGCGGCGAGAAGCGTCGCATCGGGGATCATCGAGACCGAGTATTGGCTGACAGTCCGCTTGAAAGATTCGGAACAGAAATACTCGTCAGGCGTCGCGCTGCGCAATTGATACGGGCCACGCTCGCCAGCCCCATCATTGCAATTGAAATAGGCTATATATTCACTGCTCACGATGCCGTCTCCAACTGGCCACGCTTAATGCGGCGCGCGATATTAGTGCCAACTTTATCAGCCAGGTCATTCTCTGTTGTAACAGAGCCAGCAACATATACCTCCACCGACAAGCTTGACCCACTGGATGATGATGAGGGAGAAAGCTTACTCAGAGACAGCTCCCCAGATCTGATCCCTGCCGCAAAACTTGCAGGTATGATGGTCTCGCCTTTATGCACGATAGCTGACTGGGTCTCTGGAATCTCAATTGCGCCAACCGCATACCCTGCAACGCCAGCGGCATGCAGAGCCGCGGTTGAAATATCATTTCCCTTATTCAAACTATCCAGGATCTCCTGGAGGGTTTTAAGCTGAGCTTTTTCCTGGGTCTCAAGCACCTTGACCGCAGCCGTATAATCACTATTAAGCGTTGATATTCGGGACGCATAATCGGTTGCACTGATTGCGCCAAGCTCAAGAAGATTTTTCAGTGCCGAGATATTCTTGTCGTATGCCTCTTTGAGATCGTTCTTTTTATCATCAAAAATTGCTTGAACATCCGACATGGTATCGCTCACCGCATCGACTTTTGCTGCTATCTCGTCTGCTTCTGCGGCGATTTGAGCTGTCGTCTTGAGGGCCGCCACGTAGCTTATGGACACACCGGCCCAGCCAAGAGCACTATTGATGGCCTGTATCACCCCGTTTACGATGCTGATAAAGGCATTCCCAACAGGTACAATAACGCTGTCGTACAGCCAGGCAAAGGCTTTGCCCAACAGCTGAAGACGCGGCACGACGAAGGTATTCAATAACGCCGTTGTAATCTTGAGATTGAGTACAAAAAGCCCGAGGAAGGGCGCAGCCACGTTGCCAAGCGCTTCTCCAATATCAACAATCGTATTCACGAGCTCGTCGGCGCCGCCCCCCAAGAGTCCATCGACAAGCGTCTTCATTCCGCTGAGGCCAGTATCAAAGACATTCAGGACTTTCTGCACGCTCTCAAGGGAGGTCGCGAATTTGACTGCGGCATCGACGAGGACAATCATGGGATCGGCAGCTGCGGCACCGCCAGCGCCGAGCATCTGGCCGACTTGCGTGCTGGATATCGCACTGCTGGTTGATAGCGCAGCATAGGTGCCATAATCGCCACTCGATTTGGCATTAGCGAGGCGTTCGGCAAAGACGCGCTTGTCCTCTTCGATCTGGGCATCCGCTATCTTCTTGGCATACGAAGAGGAAAGAGCAAGCTTTTCGACTTCGGTGCCCTTAAAAAGCGCGAGTGCTCTGTCTCGCTCCAGTTCAAGGTCGTCCACTTTAGATACGGTGAGGGCAACAGCGGCAGCCCGTTCCTTGTTCGACAGGTCGAAATAAGCGGCCGCGGCATCTATTACTTCCTGCTTTCGAGTGTCAGATATCTCCTGGGAGTACTTGATATCTACACTGGCTCGAAGAGAGGCATATTTCGCATGGATCGCAGATATCTGATTCTGAGTCAGCCCTTCAGCTGCGACCGCTTTTATCTCGAGGGCGTTGAGGGCGTTGATCTGGTCCTTTTCCTCGAGCTGAAGATCATCGACCTTGGTCGCAGTGAGTTTTGCGAGTTGGGACGCTTCGTCCTTTGCTATTGAATCAGCCAAGACTTTTCGCTTGGCATAATAATAGGCACTAATTTCATCAATTGTTTTTTTGTCGGTTTTTGTTAAGTTTGAAGCAGCTACTTCTGCGAGCTTCTGCTGTTCTTCATAGTTTATAGAGGCATAGGGATTAGAGGACTGGTCAGCGATAGATTGACCATACGTCTGTGACCACGAGGCCTTGAATGTTGCAGCTTTTGCATCAAGGTCTGCTTGCTTTAGTTTGGCAAGACGCTCGTCAATTATTTTAAGCTGGTTAGCAGCCTCGGTGAGTCCCCCCATATTGGTCGACCGTAGCATTGCGGCACGAAGAGATGCGGCTGCGGATTCGAGTTCTGCCTTGCTCATTTTTTCCACGGAGTCACGGTAAGCATCAGCGGATTGTTTGGCTGCATCCATAGCAGCTGCATTGGCATCATATTGATTTGATGCATCGGTCATGGCTTTTGCTTCTTTGACTTTTGCGGCTACCAAAGCCGTTGTGGCCGCAACAGCTGCCACCGCTGCAGCGATACCAGCCCAAAGCAAGGGATTACCCACAGCTGTGGCCGCGTTAACCGCCATCTTGGCGCCGAAGAGCCCCCACTCAGCAGCGGTCACGGCAACAGTTCTCAAGACGAGCGCTCCGAGTGCTACCAAAAGGACGGTAGTTATTATTCCGCCAATTTCTTTCAAAGGCGTCGGTATTTTCTCTAGGATAGATGCAAACGCGGAAATAGCATTCGATCCTTCAATGACAATTGGAGAGAGCCCCTCACCAAATGCTTTTTTTGCATCATCGATGCTAGCTTTCATAATAGCAAGAGCTATGGTTGTCTTCCCTGTCTTGCCTGTAAATCCTTCGTATTTGGCCAACATCAGATCAACGCCTGCGCCTGCACGAAGCTGCTCATCGGTCAAGTTTTTGAATTCAGGAATCGCTCTTCCGATGCCACCAGCCACACCAGAATAAGAGGATTCAAGCTTTTGCACATTGGATGAAAGATCCCCGGATACAGCGGACATTCCAGCTGCTGCTCTGATGATTTTTTCTGTCTCTATTTCACTCTTGCCTTGTGCAATCAGTTCCGCTTCGATTTGCGTGGTGAGGTCGTCATCAATGCCAGCAACTTTTTTTAGTCGTTCTGCAAGAGCGTTGAGGGCTGGCGCCGCAGCGGCCATTCCCCTCATCTGTAGAGCAAGGTTAAGACGTTCTGATGAGGCTTCAGCATTGGCAAAATCAGCAACAGCAGCCTCGGAAAACTGCTTGATCTTGTTGGCCGCCGCAAGGGCGGCACCCGTGGCCGCGAGCTTTCCGATCTTGTCCGTAAGGGATACAGTGCTATCGTCGAAGTGCTTGAGTTTTTCTGATGTCTCATCGTACTGGGATTTTAGTTCCTGGAGTTCTTGAGTTTCGGGGGCAATCCCGCTTTTAATAAGATCAACGATGGTATTTTTTAGGAGTGCCTGGCGATCCCGCAGACCACCGACCTCATCTCCGAAAAACTCAGCGGTAGTGGCGCTTGTCTTTAGATCAGATTGGAGCTGAGCGATCGTGACCTTCAATTGATTGACAGGAGGCACAGAGGCCTGAGCCTCCGCGGCGAGCCTTTTTATTTCGCTCGCCGTGGAGGTGAGGTATTTGAGGGCATCCTGTGCGGCGACCTCAATTTCCAGTCTCAATTTCTCAGTAGTGGTATCACCCACGATTTCCTCGCTGACCTATTGGCTGCCGTTTTGTTGTCTGGCTCTTGTCTTCAATCTCTTCCTTGTCACAACGATTTCGCTCCGCTCTCAAGGTGAACAAAATCGAAACCGCTATGGCCGGCCAGGCCGTCCAGCCACCAGAAAATGGTGGAACTTCGAGGATCTCTGTCATGGCAAAAAACTCGTAAGCACTCCAAAATTCTTCATTGAAGTACTTTGGAACATCCCCTGCCGTGATAAAGATGGCCTTCCCCTCGGAGTCCGTTACACCCGTAGGGATAAACAGTTCCGATTGACGTCCGGGCCGGACTTTCTGCATTTGCTTACCGGCGCGGAAAAGCCGGTAAGCAATTCTCAGTTTTTTTCGTCGATCTCATAGTCGAGTTCTTTCTTGAACTCGGTGTACATTTCGTCTACCAGTTCTGAACATTCGCGAGGCCCCTGCAGGAGTTCAGCCCAGTTCGTCACCTTGTGCTCGCCTTTTTCATCTGAGCACGCGAAATTATCAATCCGTACAAGGAGGGCCTTTACGACCTCCTCCTTATTCACGTTTATCTCGACAACCCCTCGTTCCGTCCGGCCACTGGCGGGGTCGATATCGAACCGCATGGGCGACCGCGGCTTAAGCTGGTTTTTCAGCTGCAGGGTTGGCATCTTATATGTGATCTTGACCCGCTCATCTTCTGGGAGGTCGAGGTTATTATTGAAGGTCGGGTAAAACGATTTGGTCTTTGCAACAGTGAGTACCATGGTACATCCTTGTCTTTCAAAAAGATGGCGAAGCACTAAGGCTTCGCTTTGGCGTTCAGGCGATTTCTTCCTCGTAGTAGATGGGATCGTTGCCGGTGAAACGGAACTTGGAGGAGTACTCCTGCTTGTTCCCCGACTCCGCACCGAGATTGACGCCGAAGAGTTCGATCTGGGCGAACATGAAGGCGTAGGTCTCGCCCGAGACGTTCGTGTCGCGTACCACGCCCCGGATGTAGATGGGGTGCGAGTTGACGGCACTCACGGTGACGACGCCGGCTGCGCTTTTGTGCACGATCTTGAGGAACTGGTTGAGCAGGCCGCCAGCCGCACCAGTAACGCCGAGGGTGAAGATGCCCTTGAGCGTGCCTTCAGCGTCGGCCTTGCCCTTGCGATACTTCATGACTCTGTGCTTGAGAAGAGTCACGTCCACTTCCTTGGCAGTAAAGGACGAAGTCCAACTCGACGCGTCGAGGAAAGGCGTCCCCGTGGCGAGTTTCGCCTTGTCGCCGACAGCCAGTATTTCGGTCCCATCAGTTGGAAAGAGATCCCCAACGATAAGCTTGTCAAAGATGGATCCAGCCGCGGCCTTGGCTGTGATGAGCCAGAAGCCCTTTCCCTTGCCGGACGCGGCCGCACCACCAGCGAGGACATCGAGGGGCTTCGTTGCGTCGCCTACGCACTCGGTGCCGAAGGCGACTTCCTCGATGGTCGCGTCATCGCCTATGAGGCTGATGTTCTCTTCGCTCATACTCACTCCTTTCCGGCCAACTCAGCGGCCTTGCGGTTCCTTCTCGATCCCCGATCCTCGTCACCAGTCTGGTCCGGTTCGACGGATGGGGCTGTATCTTTCTTGGCGAGATGTTCCTCCCGCTCTTCGAGTCCAAAGCGCCTACTCGAGTAGACCGTCGCGATGGGCATCCGGTGACCATTCACAGTCCCGTACTCCGTCTTCGTAACGAGATCAGGCGCGCGCTTCAGCTTGTCGCTTATCATCGAGACTCCTTTAGGCTGCAGGATAGAAGACGCTCACGTAGATGAGGTCATCAGCCCATGCGACCTTGTCATCGTCAGGGTCTCCCACGAGGCCATCGTTCTCGTCAGGCTTCGCCGTGATGAGCGTGTTGGCGATCGCCTTCCCGGTTTCGTCCTCAAGGTGGAGGCTTGGCGTTGTGAGGATGTAGACCGCAAGGCTCTCGCAATCGTCGAGCGCCATCTTGAGGCCGGTATCGCTCTCGAGTTTTCCCTCGAGGGAGACATAGAGCCTGAGCTCGTGCTGCCCCTGAGCGGCGGCCGGCCTCGCGGGGACGAGGACCTTCCGGACGAGCACCTTGACATGAGGCCCCGATTCCTTGAGCGAAGACGGCGCGAGGATGGTCTTGATCCCGGTACGCCTCGCGATCTGCTTCTCGAAGAGATGAGCGACATCGATAGCGGTCATCCAAAAATCCTTTTCGCGGCCATCCGCGATAGAACAGTCCGCCCCTCGGGGGAGAACTCCATGTAATGGCGAGCCGGGATTGTGACACTCTTTCGAAGCAGAAAGAGAGCTCGCGGTTTTCCCGTCTTGCCCTTGCGCGCCATGATGCAGGCCCCGGAGATCCAAATCTGATACCCGGCGGCTTTCATCCCTTCGATGCATGCCCGTGGCGTAAGTCCGTACATCCTCATGATGGTCCGCGTGTCGTGGCTCGCCGGGATAGCAATATTCTTGGCCGCCTTCGGCCGAATGGTCCCGCCATAGTTGAGAATCCTCGCCGCAACATGCGTGGTTCCGACGATGGCCTTATTCCCTTCCACTCGATGAGCGAAGGAGCCCAGGAACCCGCCCGAATCCTGAAGGGGCTTATCATTTCCCTTTACGTCCTGCGTAAGAGGGGCATTCGCCGCCCAGGAACCCGTCTTGATGTTCTTGATGATCATGCTTTCTGCAGCCGAACCCAGAACATCGAGCAGTTCGGGATCCGCCATGCGTCTGCCTATTGCGTCCAGGACATCAACCATCATGGTAACCGTCTCCGTATCGCCAACTTGATCGCCGCGGCTGGCACCTTGGCCTCCTGCTCGCGGCCGGCCTCTGGATAATCGCCGAAGGCTGCAACGATGAGATCCTTGGCAGCCAGTCTGTATTCTCTACCGGCTTCCTCATGTCCGAGGGCCATGTGCATCTCGTAGACCGTAAGGTTGAGCACGATCTCCCGCATAACCGTCGTATCAAGGTCAAGAATCCGTCCCATCCGTGCAGCGATGGCGCCTGCACGGATGGTGGCTCGCTCCGCGGCGCGAAGGACCGTACTGTCGGATCCATCCGCGAGTTGGGCATAGAGGCTTGGTGCGAGACGCGCCTCGACTTCGGCGGCCGTGATTGCCGTCCCCGTGGTTTGATACGAGGTCGCGATCAGTTCCGTCACGGTTGATGGCCGTGGGCCAAGCAAGTCGTCGAAGTCGGTTATGCGCATTATCTAGCCCCTGTCTCTCAGGTGCCCGTCGCCGATGCACCGGATCCGGTACTCGCAGGAGTAGGCTTTGGGGCGTCGGCTCCGGCCGGAGGATCGGCAATCGACGCAAGCCCCAGCGTTTTCAATACTTTGGTCCGCATTATGAGGATCAGCGCGACAAAGGCCACGGCTATCAGTATGAGGAGGTCGAGCACTATCACCGTGCTCTCGGCTCTCCTGACCGCGGAGATGTCCCGATCGAGGGTAGCCACCTTCTGGTCAAGGCTTGCCATGCCCTGCTCCATGCTGGGTATGCTGAGCGTGAGTTCTCCCGAGACGATCTGCTGCGTGGGATACGCGGAAGCCATGATGGGCTGGCCGGGGGACTGTCCCTGCGGAGTCGCCGAGACGATAGGTACTGCGATAAAGCAGAGCACGAGGAGGAAGAACGAAACACGTAAAAACTTCTTCATAAAAAGCTCCTTTGAAAAAAAGATTGAAGAAAACCCTCGCGAAGACAGCCTCTCCGCGAGGGCGAAACATTAGGCCTAGCGGCCCTTGGTTCAGCTGATGACCACGGAGGTGACGATACCCTTCACGTTCGGGACCGGGACCGGCTTGGACTGTCCGATAACCTTGTACCCGGAGGGATCGTCTGACTTGATCGCCTTGGTCCAGAAGGGGCTGGCCACGAAGTCAGCGTCGATGTCGTCGACCGCGGCGTAGATGAGGCTCGAGCCCGCAGCGCGGTCCCAGGCCACCAGGGTCTTCGCCGTGAGGCCGACCGATGCCTTGTTCGTGAAGTCGTAGTAGGTGTAGCCGAAGAGGGCAACCTTGATGCCAGGTGCGAGGACGAGATTCCCGTCCGGATCGTAGTCGGGTTTCCAGGCCGCGGGGTAGACGTTGAGGATGGCGGCGAACACATCATCCGGGGCGAGGAAGAGGATGTCGTTTCCGAAGCCCTGGGCCTGCATGGCGGCCTTCATTGCCTGAAGCTGCTTGATGAGGACGCCGATCTTCACGCCGGCGGCGTCGAAAAGCGTGTCGCAGGGCACTGCCTTCGGTGTGCCGAAGTCGATCTCGAACTTCTCGAAGCTGCCGCCGCTAGCCCGCAGATCGTAGTTGATCTTTCCGGACGCAGACTGGATGGCCATGGCCTGTGCGGTATCCCGGCAGATCCTTCGGAGGGTATCGATGCGATTGGAGACAAGGGTCTGCTGATTCGCAGTCCCGTCCGGGCCGCGGCCTTCGAACATGAGCAGATTATTCATGTCGGCGGCGTCGAGGAAACTCGAAGGGGCGACCGGCTGGGGTTCGATAGCGGCGATCCCGGAGCTCTCAGCGATCTGGTAGGACTGGGTCCCGCGCTTGATCAAAGGAATGTTCCCGCTCCGCGGCGCGAGGTCTTTGGCCCCGATTACCGGGAGAGGATGGTTGATGCGGTTCGCCGGGGGATAGAGGATGTCGAGAGCTGGGCTCTGCAGGTTGGGCATGCGGCCCACCATCTCGACGATTGACTCCCTGGCGAAGAGCTTACGGATGATTGCCTGAGTATCGGGCATTAAAGTCTCCTTTCTTCCTGGGCTTACTGCGCCCAGATGCCTATGGCCTCGAGGGCCGCGATGTCTGCCACCGTCACTGCGCCGGAGTCGGCGCCGTAGACGAGCAGCTCCTGGTTGACCGTCCCATGCACGATGCCAACGGCAGCCGTGTCCTCAGAGGTGTCGATGCTCTTATCGAGTACGCCCTTGAGTACGTTTGCCGGCGCGGCACCGGTTCTGTTGTACGGGATGACCTTGCTGTTGGCGTCGAGGGCATAGAGCATGCCTGCGGGCAGCTCTCCCTGATTGGCCACCGCGAGGATGGTCTTCTTCACCGGGGAATGGGTCGGAGTCGCCACAGAGCCATACCCAACGGATCCGCTGAAAATCTTGCCATTCATGTCGACATCCTCCAGCCCTTAGGCCTTGTCGAAGGAGATGCGGACAGCAGGCTTGCCATCCGGCTTCTCGTCGCCGTCGCCGAGATTCATCCGGCCCTCGACGACGGGCTTCGGGATAGAGGCCAGCACGCGGCGAAGGACCTCAAGGCCCGAGACCTTCTCCTTGGTGCCGCTCTCGCTGTCAGCGAGCTCGATGGTGTCGACGTCCTGGAGGCGGTCGGCGAGCTCGAGCACGAGCCCCTGCTGCGCCTTGGGAATGCGTCCCTCCATGGCCGTCTTGAGGCCTTCTTTCGCGGTCACCAAATTGGCGGCCTTCGAGTCGGCGAGTTCCTTCTTGAGGCGCTCGTTCTCCTCTTTCGCTTCCACGTCTTCCTCCTTGCCGGCCTCGCCGGTAGCTTTGTTTTTTAAGAGCTGATCCGCGAAGTTCTGCATCGGGTCTTTGAGTGAGTCCGGGATCTTCGCGCCGTTAACGAGCATTTCCGTAGCGATAGACGTGAGCTCGGCGAGTGCCTTCGTCACGTCTTCGAACGCCCAGCCGGCGCGCCCCTTGTCGGCAATGCGCCTGAGCGCGTCAGCGATATCTTGAGGAGTATCGGACGGGGCCGCGGGGTCAGGAGCGGGGGCTTGCTGAGCATCAGAAAAAAGGACAACGCCTTCGTCATCGCCGCAGAACTCGATACCGAGATCCGAGAAGGTCTTGAGGTCCCTGATCTTCGGCGGTACAGCCCCGAGGAAGGCCACATGATGCAAATAGCGTTTGCCATCCGAGGCCCGCCGCTTCATGCCGATCGAGATATCCTCGTAGAACTTCTCGTCAACGGCGTCTGCGAGAACATCGTTGATTTCGAGTTTGCCGGCGAGACTTTCCCCGCTCGCGTTGAGATCGACGTTCGTCGTGTTGCCAAACTTCGGCATCCAGTCGACGAGCTTGTGGCCAAGAGTCACGGGGCCCTTGCCATCGAAGGTTTCGTTGATATCCGCAAGATCCTGTTTCGTCACGACTGTGCCGTCAGACCCGAACATGCCAACGTGAACCAACTCTCGTTTGATCGTCTTCATGGCTCTCATCGTATGACGAGACATGGATCGACGCTCAAATGTGGAGGAGTCTAGGCCGCTTGCCCGCGTTCAGCTTTGGCCGCGGCCACACGTTCGCTGGAGCACGCGGCAAAGACAGGATCCTTCTCAATACCGATAAAGTGCCGACCAGTTGCGATGCTCGCCAAAGCCGTTGTCCCGGCACCAATGCAGTTGTCAAGGACAATGGCTCCAGGTTCAGTGTACGTTTCAATAAGGTATTCAAAGAGGGCGAGCGGTTTCTGGGTTGGGTGATAGAGGTGCCTGTGCCCTCCTCCATTCGTCTCGCGCGGGAACTCAAGGATACTGGTAGGGTAACGGCGCCCCGGATTATCTATGGAGGCCGTAGGCGTCGCCTTGTAAACGCCAGGCTTCTTCATGCCATGCCCTTTCGACTTGTAGGGCTGTCCTTTTGCAAATTGTGGATGGTAGACGGGGAGGTGTTCATAGAATAAGAGGATTGATTCATGCCGACGAAGAGGCATGCGGTTTGCGTTGAGGAATCCGACAGGAGCCGACTTGTCCCAGACGAGGTCGTAGCGGAACCAGGCTCGACATGCATTGACGAGATCCGTCGTAAAGGGTTGGGTCGCAGTGAGGACGATAGCTCCTCGGGGCTTAAGCAGGCGCTTGTATTCCTGGAAGAGACGGTCGAGGGGAAGCCTCTTGTCCCAGACGCAGTCCGTCACGCCGTAGGGTAGATCGCAGAGGATGAGGTTGATACTGGCCGCCTCGAGGTGTGGCATAACTTCGAGGCAGTCACCGAGGATGATCTTGTCGATGTACGATGTTGCTTTGCTCATATGCGGAGATTGACTCCGCGAGGCGTAGTCCAGCTCAAAAGCTGGAGGGAGCAGCGAGCAACAAAAAGGCCCTGCACAGGAGCAGGGCCTTTTTGACAATCAGAGGTTTACGATCATGCGGCTATGGACATAAGATACCGCAGGATTGGCACGCGAAGCTCCTCGGGCAGACTCGATAATTCGTACTCAAGGCCCTCGTCAACTCCTCGTTCATCCCGATGTGGCCGGGATGCCCAGGGTGTCCTCCATCCACGAGTAGCGACAAGTCTATTACTCCAGCCGAGCGCCGCTGCAATTCTTTTACCAGGTATCCACAGCTCCCCAGTTTCATCTGCATGATTACGGTGAAACTCTTCGAGCTGATCCCCGGCTGATTCAAGGCGAGCGATCATTGGTGCCAGGATATCTGACGGGATAGTCTCCATGGCGACATATGTGGCATCGTGAATCGTCTCCATCTCTGCATTCGCTCGGTAAAGAGCAGCCGTAACCCGGTCCCTGTTTTCCATCGCTCCAGCGAGATCCTCAAGGGCGACCCATGCAGAAATCCTTCGATGCCCAGGTCGGCCACGCTTGGGCGGGGCGACAAAGACAACCTCTCCAAAGAACTCAGGCTCGGGCTCTGGAGGGATGAATCCCTGGGCCAGGGATAGTTCTCCCAAGAGGTTGGCCAACTCCTCCCGCCTTCCAGCCTTGAGAATGACCTGAGCATCCTTGAGGTCAAAACGCCCTGCAATTTGTAGATCACCCAGCCTCGCCTTCAGTTCCGCCGGGCATGCCTCAATCCACTGATACACCGCCCGCGGGGTCACAGCCGCGAGACGAGCGAGCTCTGAGGCGCTGAAGTTTTTTGTCATCGTTCACCTCTGAAGACGCGTTTTTTCAAAAAAGCCCAAGGACGCGTCGATTGATCGGTATTGGCATAATTTACCACATTTTATCCATCGACGCAAATCTAATACGATTAAACTGTGAAGTTGCGGGGATAATGCTGTAAGAGAATCGCACCACAACGGAAATGGCCTTAGGAAGTCGGCGGAACCATCCTTTTGTCTCGATATTGACGCCTCTATATCCAGGCGCTATATTTAATCTTGCAAGGGGTATGAGCCGAGGGAGCAGACTCCAGCATTGGTTTGGCTGGCAAGCCGATACTCCCTCGGCTTTATTTTTGCTCCCACGGCATGAGATCGTAAAATACAAGCGTCCCGTCCTTCTTTCGCTTCAGTACCACTGCAAAGAGATTCCGTTGGCCATTCACCTCGAGGACGGCCTTGCCGCGCAGTACCTCCGTATAGCTGGGGTTGCCGTGGGCCTCGGGCTCGACCGAGAAATCGGTCGCCGCCTTCATGATATCCGGGATATGGTCGAGGACTGCAAGCTTCGTGGGATCCCCAGCAAAAGAGACGGCGTGATCAATGCCCGTTTTATTGAGCGTGACTTCCTCTCCAAGGGCGGTATTGGTGAAGGACTGATTACGAAGCGCGTTCAAAGTTTCCTTTGCGTTTTTTCTGAGGGCGGCCCGATCTCCACTATCAGCAGGAATTGTTTTGTCTATCGAGGGCACGCCAGATTCACTTGCAACTGAGGAGAGGGAGACGGGATCGTAACGAAGCCCGAGCGTCTTGCCCAGCGCCTTGATGTCGTCGAGGATGCCGTATTGCTTCGCTCTGTCGATCATGGCCGGAGTAAGCTTATAGAAGCTGCCGCTCGAAACAGGATTTGCGCCGAATCCCTTGGCCGGCGAATCATGAGTAAGGGTATCTGTAGCTGTTGGTTCCCAATTAGGGTTCGTCTCGCGAAGGAGATCAACCTCTTCCTGATAGACGGCGCGTACCGTGGAACGGCAATTGAAATGCAGGGGTGGCCAATTCAAACGCCACCAGGGATCCGAGGCGGGGCGGATCACGCCAGACCTGGCCGCGCATATCTCCGTTTGGCGGCCATCTTCGATGCCGACGAACTCTAGATATTCTGGTTGCGTCCGAGTGAATTCAGCGGCGCGGCCGGCGTTATAGCAGGTCTGGGTATTTGTTCGATAGACGGTCTCCCAGTACCAGGGCGATGAGCCGAGGCCTGCGGCATCGAGGGCATTGGCCTCGGTCCAGAACTCAGAGAGAGGCGTGCCGTCCTCAACCGCCTTGATGGACATCTGCCTGACCTTTTCGATGTTGTCATGCGTCGAGAGAGCGGCTACCGTAAAGGCCCGGAAACGGAGTTCTGGCTCGAGTGTGGTCCATTCGGCACGTGTGAGGGGAACGCGCGCTTTCGCGAATTTCACCGCTTCATCGAGCGAGATGGCCGGAACTTCCGGATCGGGATCGGCCAAGTCAAGGCGTGAGCCTACATGATCGCGACCGAGGAGATAGGACACCGTGAGGAGCTTCTCTGTCTCACGTACGAGGTCCTCGCTCACACTCGGAGCGGCGGCCCCCTCGAAAGCTTCGCGGCTCAAGGTCCCGCGGCCATCCACTTTCCTACGCCAGGCCGACACCTGCGCACCAAGGAGAGAGACAAGTCGCTCCTGTGCCGAAGCCGCGACGGAGTCGAGCTCGCGAGCTTTCGCGAGCTCGTCGCGACCTATCGCGGCCCGGAGATCCTCGAGTGCTACACGAGCCTCAGCGGGGGACGTCGCTTTTTTTTTACATCGTCATCGGCAAAGAAGCTGGGACTGCTTCCGGCCATACCTTGCGGCTTCACGAAGGCGTCCGCCGTGCCAGTGGGCTTGGGAAGGTGATAGCGATCATACAGAGCTGAGGTCGAGATGGGTACGCCCCGATCGATAGCGCCAGTAATCGCCTCCCAGCTTGCGTAGTCGGAGAGGTCGAAGGTGACGCGAGGGGCGGGCTCTCCGGGACCGACGTTGAGTTCTACGATCCAGTCAGCGATCTGCTGAAGCACCGGCTGAAGCTCCCGCGCTTGGCCCTTCATGGTCTGGAGGAAAGTATCCTCGTGGACCGATGCCTGTGCCCGCGTGCCGTTCTCTGCCTCCTGGACGGCGAGGCTCTGATACACAAGGGCATAGGCAAACTGCGTATCACACCAGTCCATGAGAGTCTTGAACTCCGAGAGCTTGCCGTCCACGGAGAGGACCTTCGCGTCCCGGATGTTTGCAAGGGCGGCGCCGGAACCAGAGCTCATTTGCCCTAGCATCTCGGCGAGCGAGGCGGCCCGCTCCCGGACCTTATCTTCGTTATCCGCGCAGTCGAAGAGGGCCAGGACTGAAGGCACCGAGAATTTCTCCGTGGCCATGAGCCAGAACTCGGCGCCGGCCTTCTTGAACTTCCAGGGCCAGTAACATGCCTTAAGGGCCGCCGTTCCGTAGGGATTCTCGGCGTCCTTGTCGTGGCGCCAGACGAGCCACTTGTAGGACTGGGAATAGAGGTCGATGAGTTCGCCGTAGTGGAGCCATTTAAGTCGACCGTCTCCGTCGAAGCGAAAACGTTCCGGCCGCCGCGCAACGGCATCGACTGGCCGCCAAAGGCTGTCATTTTCCCAAACGAGCTCGACCACCGAGTATCCGTAATCCATTGCGGATAGCAGACGCTTTGCCACGCCGTAGAAGGAGAGATCTCCGAGCGCTTCCTTCGTGAGGTCCATGGTGGAGCTGGAAGCTTCTCCTTGCTCGAGCTGGATGGGGTAGTTGAGCACGGCCGCCTTTGCGACAGCGAGGAGGCTCTTGATGCGGGCGTCCGTCTTCATCTCGCGATAAACGGAAATAGCCTCGCCAGTGTCGCGCAGGATCTCGTCTGGGTTTGGCATGTAGCCCAGGAAGGTCGATATATCATCCATTTTGATAACTCGCGCAGTCATGACGGCGGGGTCGGGAGTGGCCGCCGCGGGATCGGCAAAACGCAAGGAGCTTGCGGTCCGGTTTCGATGTTTCTTGCTCATTTGTATCCTCGCAACATGGTGTGCACGGTGCGGCGCACGCCGAATCTTTCAAACGGGACGATCGAGGGTGTCCCCTGTTTTTTCTTGAACTGGACTTCCTTGAACGCGTACCAGAGCGCATCGGCTTCATCGTCGTAAGCCGACTTGGGGCCGTCTGGCGTAAACATGGAGAGCTGCTCCATGAGTTCCTTCTGGTCGGAGCGGAAACGGATGAAACCCGCCTCTATGAGAGGAGCCATCTCCTTCACGCGCTGGACCTTGGAAAGGCCGCCGGTCTTGCGACCGTTGATGGGGAGCCAGACTTTCCGGGCCGCGGCCTTTTCCATGAGGTTGTTCTTGTAGATACCCTGGAAGGCGACGTCCTCAAAGCCGATGGAGGCATGCTTGTACACGAGGAAGGTATCAATGATTTTTGCGAGGAAGCCCGCCTCCGCGAGGCGCTCGCCCCAGGAATCGAGGACATAAAGGATGCCCGTATCGGGATCGGCCAGTGTATCGAAGGCGCACTTGTCGTGAGCCCCTGTCGCCGGATCAATGCCACCGTACTTCTTCGCGGCTGCTACGTTGAGCTCGCGGAACTCGTAGGTAATGAACTTCTTAATGATGGAGTCCTCGGAGGAGAGCGGCTCGTTCATCATCTCCGTGGACCAGGCGGCCGAACCGAGCTCGTCCTCTTTCTTGCAAAGCTTTTCGTCAGTCCAGTAGGCTGGCCAGAGGGAGGCGCCCGATGGCGTGCGCGCGGCGAAGCGGAAGCCGACCCAGCCCTTGAGCTGCCCTTCCGTGAGCTCCTTGAGGAGTCGGCAGACAATGTCGTCTTCATGGAAGATCGTGTTGATAAGGACAGGGAAGATATCCTTCCCAAGAGGAAGCACCACGCGTTTAAACCAGCGATAGCGCTTGTCGCGCTGCACTTTTGAGGCTGCAATCTCGTCAGTCATGATGTCGTCGCAGATCGCGACGTCGGGCCTGTTCGGTCCGTTCTTGATGCCGCGCGTTGAGGCCCCGGCGCCGCGCGCCACGATGGCTGTGCCATTCGCTAGGGTAATCTTGTCGGCTTTCCAGGTCTTGCCCTTCATCTCGCCGAAGTCCTCGGCAAGTCGCTCGTTCTGCTCGATCTCATCCTTGATCGACTGGAGGTTCTCAGCTGCCTGGCGCTGCGAGGAGGCAAAGAGAATAGGAAAGTTCCTTTTCTTGTAGAAGGTGACCCAGATCGGGAAGGCGAGTGAAAAGCGCGTCGATTTCGAGAATCCGCGCGGCTCTACGTCGATGATGCCCGCCACGGTCTCAGTGGGAGTCATATAGAGGTGATATTTCTCTTTGATGAGCGGCTTGAGCTTTTCGACCTCTTCTTCCGTGAGACAGCCAGAGGAAACGACGTCCATAAGTATGCGGTGGTATGGGGCCGGTTCGGCACCAAAGTAATGCGGAAAATAGGTCTGACAGAAGAGGAAAAAGTCGGTTTCGCATGAATCGCGTCGGGCTCGGCGTTCCGCGTCCTTTGCCTGGACCTCACGATTTCCAACGAGCTCATTGAGGAGGGGCGTTTTCACCTGTCCTCCGGGGCGAGCCCCATGACGACGGTCGAGAGTTTCGCGGCGAGGTCGGGATCCGAAGAGAGCTCGGCCTTGAGCATGTCGATGACGGCGCGTTTTGCGGCCTCGTAGCCGTCCTGATATTTCATCCGCACTGAGGCGAGCTTGGCCTGAGCGTTCGCGAGGCGCCCCGCGGCGAGGACGGCCTCTCCCGGATCCTCGAATTGAAGGGCATCGATGTTCTGCGATTCGCGGAGGAGAAGGCCTCCGAGGCGGGTGACGACCGCTTCGGCCACGTCCGTGTTAGGATTTGCCCGGACGGTATCGATCATGACTTTTGCCTCGGCTATGGTCGCCTGTAGATCAGCAGCGATTTCCTTCGAGCTCTTGAGAGATCGCCTGATCGCCTCGCGGCTGATCTCGTAGCCTTCGCTCTTGAGTTGGGCCTCGATCTCGCGGATGTTAAGCTTATCTTTCGTGTAGAGCTCGAGGATTCTGTCGACGAGGTCATAGAGGTCTGCTTTCGCTCGGCGGCCCATAATGGCCTCACTTCCCCTCGGGGACGATGGTCACCGCGGGATCGACAGTCGTACCGTCCATGAGATCGATGCCAGGCGGGGCGATTTTATAGATGCGAATTCTTTCTGCACTTTTGTAGGGATGCGGTACTTCCTTGCACTCCGCATACCCCTTGTCAGCAAGGTATGAAAGGGACGCGATGATATCGTCATATTCGTGATATTCATAGAACACGCCGACGATGGTGCGCTCATCAGCGCCTTCGGGGTAGAGGTCGCGGAGAAACTCGAGGAGTTTTCCTCGAAGGATGAGGGGCTTCATTTGGTTGCCTTCTCCTTAAATAGATTGATGATGAGATCGGATAGGCGATTGATTTCGGCCCGCCAGCCGGAGAATTCCTTGTAGTGCTCTTCACGGGGCAAATAGTCCCTCTCCACGCAAGACACCCTATTTGATAGATCGTCGAGCCTCTTGTCGGAGAGGGCAAATCGCTCTTCAAAGCGATCCTCCATCGCATTCATCTGCGTGGTCATGGCGTCGGACAGATCCTTTGCCCTCGCCTCGTCTTTTCGTCCGTTTTCCTCGAGCTTCTTCACTACCCAGAACAACAGGAAACCCACAACAAGGAGCGCGGGAGCCGTACCATAGTCGAGCAACTTCGTGATGAGCTCCATGTTATTTCCCTGCCTTTCTCAATACAGTCTCTACGATGGCCCAAATAGTTGTAGCTATCGAAACCGCGGAAGCCGTATAAGCACAGGCCTCAGCGAGTCTCTGTTTTCGAGCAGCCGTCTTGAGCGTTATTTCCACCGCGTCTGTCGAGTTCTTCCAGGACACCGAGGAGTTGTGTACCAAGGACGAGATTGTCTTGAGCGCCGCTCGAGCCTCGGAGAGTTCGTTCGCTGATGCCTCCGAGTCGTTCGCTCGCTGCTCGAGTTCCGCTTTCACCTGCGTCAATTCGGCTTGTGCTTTGTCGTAGTTGCTCTGAGCCTGTGTTGAGGATGTTTTCGCCTGCGCTAAGTCGCTCCGCACTTGATCGATTTCCGATTGCAGCGCCTCGTTCTCGTTCTTCAATTCGTCCCAGGCTGTGTTCTGTGTCATCAGCTCTGGCACTAGCTGTTTCGAGATCTCGAGTGCCTTGCTCACTAGCTCGGCGGTAGTCATCTGCGACAGGTCCTGCATTGCATCCTGCCCTGAGGCCGAGGACATACCCTCCAGCAAAAGCGCCAGCAAGGCCAGCAAAACCAATCCCGACCGTGACAAGGATTGTGCGCGCATTCATTTGCCCTCCCCTTCAGCGCCAGCCGCGGACGGCGGAGTACGCTCATCTAGTTCCGGCCTGTAGAACTTTGAGCGTTGCCAATTGTCGGCAACGTTTGCGGCCTGGTAGAGGCCGCCAGCCATAGCTATTGCAATGACGATGGTCGATCCCACGCCATCGAGGCTTTGTGGAGCCTTGATAGCCGTGAGGGCAAAAAGCAGGACAAGGGCGATGAATGAGGCCCAGAACGCAGTCGACTTCTTGGTTTTCATGGTACGCCTCACATACCGAAGAAGCGGTATGTATTGATGTAGAAGCGAAGCTTCCCGTCGTAGTAGGGATCATTGCGGGCAATACAGAACTCGTTCATCCATTGGATGCCGCGCTGCGCAGCCTGCGAGATGAAAGGAGCGCCATACTTGGCTCGATAGTCCGATGTACGATCCGAGTTCCACGAACCACCCGAAAGGACCTGAAGGTCATTGTCATAGGCACCGGGTTCGAGGATAAGGGAATAGTGGACATGCCGCCCCGTGCCGCCATTCATCGGCACCGAAAGGCCATGGTTGCCCGTTGGGCCAATGGGAGCACCCTTGGCGAGCGGGGCATGCGCTATGGCAGCAGCGAGAGCCCCGGAATCGAGCTCGGCACGGAGGAAATGGAGCATGCGGAATTCTCCACCATCAAAAAAGAGGCGGAACACCGAGCAGCCCTCGGCATCATTATCAATCCAAGCAGTGCGGGACGCGGAAACAGGCGAATGGACTATGCCCTTGCCGGCGCGATCGACAGCGGTGTGGATCCGCGGATGGCCGGGGAAAGTCAGGGGGTCCCAGCCAAAGCCGGTTGTTATCGTCGATGATGGGAAGAAGACCGAGCAGTCGAGTGGTAAATTCATCTCCGTGCCTCTTGAATAAGATCGTACCCAAGAGGCGGGAGAGGCGCTCAAATGTGGGGAAAGGAACCGCTACCCTCTTAAAGGGTACAAGCCATGCAACTTAAAATAATAGAAAGGGAGCGAGTTAGTCTTAAGTTCTACTTTCCATCGAGCAATATTGGTTCTTTATTTACGTTAGCTATAACAAGTCTTCTTTCATGCGCATTAAGAAAAAACATCAACAAAATGGCAACAATTCCGATTCCACAAGGCAAGGCTATAATTATGTCAGAAGCTGAAGAGTTAATCAAAACATCCAGAGCACCTATAAAGGCAACCGCGGCAATAAATAACACGAGCAATATGATTCTAATACCGGTATTTGTTTTTTTGCGACATTTTTTTTGGAAGTCATAATCAACAGCCAAGAGGGTTTGCTTTTTTTTGTACTCCCCTAGAGAGGCTTCATAGTTCTTTACATTTGCATTAACCAAATCAGAAGATAAGTCTGACTGACAATAGCAACACTTGGGGGCGTTATAAGGAATCAGTGATTTACACATCGGACAGACAATTTCTGGTTTAGGTTCTAAGTTTTTCATCATGCCCCGGTAATATATAATCTCCTCGTCATACATCATTCCGCCACACGCCGGGCACTTGTTTGGCATTATGCGACTGAGTGATGCAGCCGCCCCAATCGCACTAGCTCTAGCAATCGATGAATCGGTAGCCATGGCTTCAAGAGACATAGCGGCCCCAGCAATCCCTATCATCTTCTCGCGTCTGGGCTCCACATACCATACTTTCCCGCACTCTTTACAAATTCTCTTTCGCACACTACCTACAACCGCATCTGTATATTTCATTTCTAACTCCTTATTTTCAATATGGATGCCTATGCAATACTCCAATAACCTTACCTTCAATAACCACTCGCTCAATTTCATCCTGCGCAGTCAGTACCCGTGGTTGATATCTGTCATTTTCAGAGATAATCCTAAGGGTCATACCCAAAATATCAAATTCTAGTCTTTTAACTTGCATTCGATTTTCAATAGAAATCACAAAAATGCCATCACCTTCCTTTTCTTCGGGAACAAACAAAACGATGTCACGATCAAAGATGCTGACCTTCGTCATACTATCGCCTCGGACCTCTAGAGCCCGGATCTGATTCGGTCGCCATGGACTTATAAATCTCCGCAAGATTGCCTGTGGGGTTATTGGTTGAACTACCTCAATTTCTCGAGCGGGTCCAGCCCCCGCTGTTTGACCAGAAAAAAAATCGACATAAACGACATCGTCACCCGATGCAGGCCCCGATATTTCAAGAGATCGGGCGCCTTCGAGTCTTGCTCCCTCAAGCTCATAGGAATCTATACATTCAGTCATAGCTCCCGACCCTGGCTCCCGTGGGTCCTCCGGGACAAGGCCAGGCATCAAACGAAGCGCCGGCCCCTTACGGGCTCCTTCTTCTGATCCTTTCTCAGTGCTTAAATTTGGTTCAGGCTCAGTATCCTTGAATTCCACATTGTGTGGAATTGGGCCACCTTCCTCAAATGTAACATTGTGATACATTTGGCCTTCACCAGTCAGCAACCAGTTAGCGTTCAATCCATATTTCTTATATAGCCGTTCTTTAATTTCGTCGGGAAGGCTTCTTCCTCCATTTTCATAGTTCGACCAAGCAGCCGTCGTTACCCCCCCGAAATCATCACAGAAAACATTTTGACGTTGAAAACCAAGAGCTTCTCGAAAAGTACGCAGACGATTGCCAATTTGTTTTCTATAGTCATCCATAATTCGCCATTCCGTTGATTTCGGCTTGACAGAATCAACAATCTGTCGATAATAAGATCGTCGGGCCGGTAAAAAACTTTACCACTAGCCCTAAAAAAATCGCGGCACCCGGAGCCTGAACAACGACGGGACGCCGCGAGAAAGGACGGTCTAAGTATGACCGATGTTCAAGTTCGCGTAAAGAGGAAAGCACCCAGTACGCTTCACCCTAAGGACTGGGAGCGCCGCGCCCGTGTAGTGTCAGCGCTATCTGAACGGCGCATGACTACCACGGAGTTGGCTGCTGTTCTCAATGTTACTCCGGGTTATGTCTCCTCGGTTATTTGGGGACGAAGGCGCCTAGAGAGTGCAGAGAAGGCAATTGCCGAAGCGCTCAACAAGCCTTGGGAAGATCTCTTCGGTCAACGCCCCGCTCGTAGGGGGATAGCAGCATGACGAAGTTCCAGAACCTCTGTACGCGGGGCGTCGCGCTACGACGGCTTTCTGAGGCAGGTTGGATGCTACGCGACGTACAAACCGGTGGCGACTACGAGGATTTTGTGCGGTCGGACGGGAAGCAAGGGCTCCTTCTCGTGGACTTCGCCCTTGGCCGCTTCATCCTCGACGAGGACGGCAGCCAGGCAAAGCTTCTCACGCACTGCGACGATGCTGAGGATGATCCTGAGTTTAGCGCCATCCTCCATGCCCTCTATGAGGGGGAGGTGGTAGCCTAATGTGCAATTGCGCCCACGTTGACTTCATCGACCGCGAGAAGCGCGTTGTATGGATCTCCTTTGAAGGACGCGGCGATGAGCTTGAGGGCAACTTCCGGGGCTACGGCATCGAGTACGTCCCTGGCTTCCGTTTCGGCCGTGTTGGCATCCCCTACTATCGCTCGGGTCTCGAAGACAAAGGAGAGCAGGGCGAATTCTCCAAGGCCGCTGTTGAGCTCATAGAGATTCTTACGCAGCGCTCTGGTATCACCAAGGGAGACAGGAATCGCTTCGTCGGGGCTCTGTCCAGTGTGCAGGCCTTCCAGCATGTCTGTGGGGAGGTCGTGGCATGAAGAGGATTCTTCGCAGGTTCAAGTATGTCCGCGACCTTGAAGAAGAGCTTGAGCAGGAAAAGCGTGCGCTCGAGAGTGCCTGCCGCTACATGGACCAACTCGAGGCCTTCAAGAAGGATCAGTTCGAACGTATGCACCGGATTGAGGAAGAGTTGAAAGGGGAACAGGATCGGGCAGTAAAGGCTCTTGAGTCTTGCGCTCGACTCACCCGCGAGAATGACAGTCTCCGGCGTCGCCTCAATAAAACAGGAGACAGCCATGACTGAGCTTTCGACCATTGCCGTCGCTGGCGCTCTCGGGATGACGCGCCAAGCAGTGCTCGCTCGTGCCTCCAAGGAGGGATGGCTCTATAAAGGAGAGGGCAGGGCTCTGCGCTGGCTTCCCCGGAGTCTCCCCGCCGAGGTCATTGCGGCTCTCATCGGCCGGGGGCTCCTTGAGCCGGAGGTCCCCGAGCCTGCAAGCGATCAGGCGAGCGCCCCCACTGAGGCATCATTTCTAATGGCCCGCGAAAAGGACAGGGAAACGGCCCAGCTCCGGGCCACGCTCATTGGCATTTATCGTGGGATGGAATTATCGGTCGCAGACTTCGTCATTGCGTACGACTCAGGCAGGGTGAATCCAGCGCTTCTTCAGCGGCTGGGCATCATCTCGCAAGCTACCTTCTATAGATGGCTACAAGGGTGGGAGGATGCCGGACGCTGTCTGTCCGGCCTTGTCCCCCGCTACGCTGCGAGGCACGCAAAGAAGGAAGTTGGGGCCAGTCTTTCCGATCTCGCCAAGGGGTATGCCGAATGGTTCTATCTCAAGCCAACGCGGCCCTCGATAGGCCATGTCTATCTACAGCTTGAGGGCCTTCGTGACGCTGGCAGGCTGCCAGAGATCCCGAGCTACCAGACTGTCGTCCGATACCTCAATGCCCTGCCGCCGACCTACAAAGCAGCGTGGCGCGAAGGCAAGACGCGATGGGCCGCGGATTACGATCCCTACATTGAGCGTGATATGCGGCTCTATCGTCCAATGGATCTTGTAACGAGTGATCATGTCATGATCGATGCGGTGGTCGAGTACCAGGGTAAACTTATCAGGCCCTGGCTCACGACTATTCAGGACTTCCGTTCCGGCCTCGTGCTCGGGATGGCGCCGACCCCGTCACCAAGCTATCTCTCAATCACGACATCCCTCGCCATCATGGCTCTCAACTTTGGCAAGGCCAAGGTACTTACCGTGGACAATGGCAAGGACTATCGCGGGCAGTTCCTTAATGGCAAGACCATGCAGTTCCAGACGCTCAATGCGGATGGATTCCCCGAGGAGGAAGAAATTTATGTCGCGGGCGCCTATCAGGCGTGCGTGGACGAGGTCTCGTTCACCTGGACTTACGCGGGGCAGTCCAAGGGACGTCACGAACGCAACCACGGAACGTGGCAGGAATATCTCGCCAAGGAGCTCGGGGCCTATGTCGGTTCAAATACCCACGACTGTCCCGAGGAGACCAAGCTCCTCTGGCGAGGGGCAAAGGCGCTTGAGCATCGCGGCAAAATTCTCACCTGGGAAGCATTTGTTCTTTGGCTCGCGGGTTTCCTCGACTGGTGGAATGAATCCTGGAGAGGAAAGGGGAAAGGCATGGACGGAAGGACGCCCCATGAGGTCTTTAAGGACCTTGCCCCCGAACCTCGGCCCGTCAGCCGCGAGGTCCTCGAACTAGCGCTCTGTAGAGCGGACAAGCGTCGAGTAAGGGAAAATGGTGTCCAGGTGGATGGCGTAAACTACTGGTCGGAGGAACTCCTCCGCTACACGGGGACAGATGTCCTCGTGAAAAGGCCACTCGCCGCTCCGGACACGGCTCTTGTTTGTGACATCAAGGGAAGTGTCCTCTGTCGGGCTACCGCGAACTACTTTGCGGAAAGCAGTGATACTGCCGCCACGATTGAGAGGCGGAAGAAATCGGCGAAGACCAACCTTGAGCTCATCAATGAACTTTCGAAGGGTCGTATCGAGCCGCCCGAAGGGATGCGGAGCCTGGGCGAAATGCGTAAGGCCTCTCTGGGCAGTATGTCCGAGCCTCTCGCACTCGCCGCGGGTTCTGAAAGCGACCCCGAGCCGCCACGTGGCGCCGAGATTGAGTCACACAGGCACGCGCAAGATCGCGTGAATGCAATCATCGATCTATTCGCAACAGAGGAGTAATCCATGGATAACGCACTATTAGCTAGGTTTGATGCATACTGCCAGAAATATCACATCTCCATGAATAAAGCCGCTCAGGGCATCGGCTATACGGCTGGCGTCATCTCGCAGTGGAGAAAAGGCGAGTACAAGGGCGACATCGACGCCGTAGAGGCAAAGATCCGCGCATGGCTCGAACTCCAGGAGGCCCGCGAGGAAGCGGGCGTCGTGCCCTTCGTTCCCTTGAAGAGGACCTCGCGGATAAAGACCGCTGTCCGCGTCGCCCATGAGGAGAAGTTCATCGGACTCGTACTCGGAAACTCCGGGGCCGGGAAAAGTCGAGCTCTCGAGGAATACACGATCGAGAATCCGAACACGACCGTGCTCGTGAAATGCGATCCGACCATGGGACTCTCTACGATCGTCTCGACCCTCGCCCGCGAGCTCGGGTTGGATCCCAAGGGACGAATCTCCGAGATCTCCGACCGCATTGTAGCCGAGCTTCGAAAGCGCGACATGTGCGTGATCTTCGATGAGGCGGACTACCTCACCGATCAGGTGCTCGAGTGGGCGCGCATCGCCATCAACGACAAGGGTGGATCCGCGCTCGTCTTGTCAGGGTTACCGCGGATCGAATACCGCATACACAGCCTCAAATCCGACCATAGGCAGCTCGAAAACCGCGTGGGCATGAGGCTCAACGTCGAGGATGTCGGGGCAGCTGATGTGCGCGAGATCCTTGCCGCGGTCTGGCCGGACCTTGACCCCGAATCCGGGAAGGTCTTCGAAAAATCAGCACGCCAGAGTCTGCACATACTGATTCGCCATATAGCGCTCACGAAGCGCGTTTTGCGGCAAAGCAGCCTCGAACTGCCAACGGCCGAGCTTGTCTCGGAGTCGGCGAGCTTTTTATTTGCGTGAGGTAATGTATGGCAAAAGAGAGAAACGCAGGCGGTATCCTCGATCTTCTTGGCGCTGGAGGCCGGAGGCATGAACAAGATACGGGAAGTTCTCCCGCCAAGGGCCAGCCTGCCCAGAGCGAGCTTCCCGGAACGGAATTGGCCACTATGGCGGAGAAGCAGGAGGGGCTTCTCGAACGCATTCTTTCACGCTCGGGGACTCCCGGAGCCGATGAAGCACAGAATGAACTTGCGGCACTCCAGGGAATTCTTACGGGGCTCTCGCAGAAGACTGTAGTTGTTATCTTCGCTATGGGGAAGATCCTTTCCGAAGTCAAGGAAGTTCTTAACCATGGCGAATTCATCCCCTGGATTGAGGCGAATTGCCCATTTTCACGAATGACGGCAAATCGCTATATGCAAGTTTACGAACGGTATAAGACCGAACCACGAAAAGCCCTCGAAGAGTTCTCGATCACGGAAGCCTACCTTGACGCTGGCGTGAAGAAACTCGCCGCGCCGGATGAAGGCGAGGAAATCCACACGAAAGGCGGACAGAGCCTCGGGGGAGAGCCGCGCCCCGAAGACTTCGCGGGAATTTTCAAGAAGCCCACGCTTTCCGGAATCGTGCTCAAGCACTATCGCATAGCTCCGTATCGCGATGGGACTCTCTATGTCGTCAGGCCTGAGATCGGCGCCATGCCGGTCTGTAATCTCTTCGTGAACATGGCTATCGATGAACCCGCATATCAGGTGGCAGTTACCAAGGCTCATCAGAATCTGCAACTCGCTCTCGAGACCTTCTACGCAACAGTTGAGCAGCTCGAGGATCAGGGAACTATACCCACTCCCTTTGACACCTCGCGGAATGCCATGGTTCAGAGGATGAGGGATGTCTCGCCTGATAAGAGCCAGACCGCAAGGGTTGCAAAAAAGAAGTCCGTCGTGAAAGCGACGAAAGGAGCGAAAAGATGATTCTCGATGACGCGAAATTCAACTTGATTGATCAGAAAATCGATGCAATTCAGGACAAGGTTGATTCGGGTCTTCTGGATCCCGGTCTTGACGGAGACAAGGCACGAGCATCTCTCCAGGGCGTAAGGTCTTCGCTCTTCGGCCTCCGAACAACTCTCCGGGAGTGCATCGAACTCGATCCTGCTTGGCCTGGGCCCGAAGGGCCGAGGGCCGCCTGAAGGAGGACGCCATGCTCAGTGGACTGGAGAAGCGAGTAATCGCCTGTTCCGACCGGCTGGCCGCAGTGATGGATGAGGCAACGGCTCACAATGGGGATGAAACAAAAATTGCCAGTGTAAGCCCCTGCGCGTTTTTCAGGGAGCCGATGGCTCTCTCGGATCACAAAGGAGAAAGGAGACCCTAATGGACGGATTCATGAAAGACTCGAAAGGCCGCATGGTGCCCGAGGAGATGGTGCGGCCGATCGACAAGGCGCGAGACGAGCTTGTCCGCGATATCCTCACGAATGCAATGACCGTAGCGCGGGGGCTTTCGCTGTTCAAGCAAAGGGCTCTCGGGGACGTCAAGGCATTCGTCGAGCTCTCCGCCGAGCAATATGGTGTGAGGCTGGGCGGACAAAAAGGAAACATTACGCTCACGAGCTACGATGGTGAATACAAAATCCTCATCGCGGTGGATGAGCGCATAACCTTCGACGAGCGACTCCAGGCCGCGAAAGCCCTCATCGACGCGTGCTTCCGCGAGTGGACGAAAGACTCCCCAGCGGAACTCAAGGTCATCGTCGATGACGCCTTCGCGGTGGACAAGGCTGGCAAGATCAACACAAACCGCGTCCTCAGCCTCAGGCGCCTACCGATCGAGAACGAGAAGTGGAAGAAGGCAATGGAAGCCATCTCCGACTCGATCACGGTTGCGGAATCGAAAGAATACATACGGATCTATCGCCGCAATGACAAGGGCAAATACGATCTCATCAATCTCGATATTGCAGCGTAGTTCATGTCCAGGCCGTTCTGGACGTCCGGCCTGGACGCGGTCATACAGGCCCTCCGGGGCCTGCTTCACGGGGGATAGGGCCGAGAGTACCAGTCTCGGCAAGATGAAGCGGCAGAGAGCTTTCGCTCCTTCCGTACTGCCCTTCATCTTGAGGCGCCCGAGCGGGTTCGAGTCCCGCATCCTCCATAGATAAAGGGAGAGTCTTATGAACGAAAAGATGCAGACCACTCAAGTGCTAGAGTTCGCTCGCCTGATGCAGACTGAGTACCGGCCGGAGATCGAGAAACTTGAGGCACGGACAGGACTCGATGAGCTAGGACTCTGTGTGGAGACGCTTGAACCTATTCTTCAACGTGTGTTTGAGGCGGGGGTGGCCTTAGCCTCGGGGCGTAGACAAGAGGAGCCCGAGCTTGCTGAGTGGCGCCGAATTAAGAGGCTTTTTCGTGAAGAATATCGCTGCCGTAGCAGCCCAGGCAATGTCGGATATCCAAGACACTCGCACGCCAAGGCAGGGATATGGGATTCCGACAACGGAAAGCTCGCGGGACATGAGTGCGCTGCGTGTGCGGCTCAGAAGTCAGCTCTCCTTGACGCCATCCCCGCGCCCGAGCAGGGAGAGGCGAAGGACACGTTCCTAAACGGCGATCCCCGAGCCAAGGATACCATGGATGAAGCTATGCGGGACGTACTATCCCCGACATGCGTCAACAAACCCGAGTCCGCCCCGAGCGAGGAAAAACACCAGCACCTCCTCGACTGCATCGAGGCCCGGCTTGGCTCCTACCGGTCGTTTACATCGCAATATCCATCAGCGGTCAGTAGGATGCAGGGTGAGGTTGCTAGAGAGATATATGACCTCGTGGCTGTCGCCCTTTGCGCCACGCTCGCCGAGCGGAAAAGGGAGCGCAAGGCCCTTGAGGATATAGCAGACCATGACAAGCTCACCCATTGGTGTACCGGCTGCAAGATGGCCGTAGGAAGGGATCACAAACATTGGAGCCTATGCATACCAATCGGTGAGGCAAGAGAGGCGGATGACTTTGTCGAAATGGTAGATAAGGCCCGCGATGCCATCGGCGGGAAGGACGAATAATGCTTTCCCGCCGATCTGAAAAGCTCGCGATCATTCATCTCGCACGGAAGGATCGGGCTCTCGACGAGGACGCATATCGCGGATTGCTCTATGGAGCCGCAGGAGTGGCCAGCGCTGGAAAGATTAACACGGAAGAGCAATTCGAGGCCGTTATGAAAGCCTTTTCGAATCTCGGCTTCGTTCGTTCTCCAACGAAGAACAAGCGCCTGCCTGTCCGCGATGATCAAAGGAACAATTACTGCACTGATCGGCAGCTCTACTATATTAAGGGGCTCTGGGAGCTCGCGAGCCGCTCGAAGAACGAGAAAAGCCTCCGAGCAATGGTGAAGCGGATTGGTCATGTCGAGGATCTCCGTTTCCTCGTGAAGAAGGACGCATCTTCTCTTATTCTCGCGTTACGTGATATCTGCTGGAAAGCTGGTATAGATCCTGATGGTCCCTCTCCACGTGTTCCATCTGAACGTAAGGGGGTAAGTTCATGAGCCCCGACGATCATACCAATGCAAGCCAATCCGCCTTGAGGAGCATTCCTCCCAGGGACTGGATTCCCCTCGTTTCATTTTACGGCGAGGGCTCAAGCTGGCGCACCTTCTTCCGCTCCTGCCGGGCTTGCCCAAAATGTAAGCATGATCTTTCGACGAACGGGCAAGGGAAATACCGATGTCCAAAATGCGGCTACATGGAGGGCCCACGCTTGCGCAAGGGCATGGAACAATTCATCGCGATGCCAGGGAGGTGTGCATGACTTCTTTCGGAACAGTAGTCGAGGCCGCCGCGCGACTTCGTTGCGATGCGAATCATATCTATTACCTCATCTATATCGGCGAGCTTTATGCAGTGAAGGTTCGATGGATTTATCGGGTCGATATGTCAACAGTGGAGGACTATGATACCAGACGAGTTGCGACAAGAGCTGGAAAGCTCGCTGCCTGCTATTCTGAACATCCCGGATATCTGTTCGATCCTGCGTGTTTCACCATCGACGGTCCGGCGCGAGTTGAAGCGCCCAGGCGGCCTACACGGCTATATGGCGGACGAAGAATGGAACGTGACCCGCTCGGATTTCCTCATGTATCTGTCGAAAAACGCCACATTGTAG